CTCAATTCTCTTAAGTCGAATGTTCTAACACCATCAACTGTTACCTTACCGTAGAATCTGTTGTTAACCATCTTCTTAGCGTATCTTGTCATGATACCCTTGATAGGTGTGAAGTTGAATGGGTTATACATAGTTGGAGTCAACTGTAAAGGAACATATGGAGCGTAGATGTAACCTGTATCCAACAAGCTAGTACCTTTGTGTCCGATTAACACTTGGTTAGCTGGGAAGTAAGGGTCACGATATACTTGATATCTACCAGACAAAGTACCGATTCTTTCAATACCCATGTTGTATTGGTCTTTCTCAGGAGCTGCGTTTGATACGTGGAAGTATTCCAAGTCATCAAAGATTGCAGATACTTCAGAAGATACAACTATCCAGTTAGCACCACCTCTTAAAGTTGATTTGTGAATTTGAGCAGACAATTGGTTAATTGCTGTAATCAAAGTTTGGTTCCAATCTTTTTGAGTGTAAGGAGTTGTACCAGCAGAAGATAGTCTCTTCCAACCGTTGTAATCCCATCTCAAGTTCCAAGCCGCACCTTTTCTCAAATCTCTCAAGATTTCTCTATCAATTTCTGCCGCAACTTGCTCAGACAATAAAGCTGTTAATTCAGCTTCAGCGTCAATGTTGTGGAATGCAGCAACGTCTTGTGCTAATTCAGGAGACCATTGTGCTCTCAATTTTCTTTCAGTTACAGAAACTGTTACTGATTCCAAATCAAAAGAAACTTCACCGATTTCATCTTCAAATTCTAAGTTCTTATATGCTCTATAAGTACATTTGAACGCTTGATTGTATAATGTTGCTGCTGGATGTGCTTGAGTTGTGAAACCTGAGTAACCGTCCATTGAGTTTGAACCCACTGAACATGGAACTTGTGTATCAACCTCTAAGTAAATAACACCGTCAGCCGTACAAATGTCGTCATATTGACCACCGTTACCATATGGCCAAGAAGCTGTTGCTTGTGAACCATACTGAACAATACCTTTTCCGTATTTTTGAGTTACAACTCTGAATAACAAAGGACCTGTACCTAAGCTAGTTGTTAATGAAGTACCTGAGAAACCGTTACCACTTGCGTTAGTAACAACTTTAACCTCTAAACCACTCAAGAAAGTTTCTGAATCTTGTTCATTACCATCAGGACCAACTAATTTACCTTGACCTGCTGATTGGAAACCAGAAAGTGCGATAATAACTTTTCTGTATTCCTGACTTGCAGTGTATGCAGATTGTTGTAAGTTAGCACCATTCCAAGCTTGTGTAGAAGCTGAGATAGTGATTGCACTAAACGTACCTTTAGAATAGTCAAATAACCCTGGAGGGTCTAATGCTGCTTCATTACCTTCGTAGAATCTGTCATACAAATTCTTATCGTTAGCACCATAACCAGTGTTTGTTGATGCTGGTCCACCTGGTGCTCCAAAAGGTGCGAAGTGTGTACCACCGTTTTGTGGGTCTTGACCTAAGTCATAACCTTGAATTTTAGGTACAAAGTAGAACAATTTACCGATAGGTAAGTTCATAGCTTGTACAGATACGATGTCGTTAGCCAACAATTTAGAGAAGACTCTTCTTACGATTGGAAATACAACCGTTTCGAAAGAACCGTCTGATGCTGTGCTAGCAGCTTCGTTAATTAAGTGAGATGCTTGGTTTTCATAAAGTTGAGCGATGTTTTCTTTAACGTGTCCTCTCAAACCTTCCAAGAATCCTAATTTGTCCCATTTGTTAATAGTATCTTCTTTGATAACTTTAAGGTGCTTAAGACCGATGTTACCAACAAGACCTGATTCTAATAATGCTCCCATTTTTTAAAATATTTAGTTTGTTTTTAGTTTATTTTTATTTATTTATTCATTTTTGACATAAGGTCCTTCATTCTTAAGAATTGTGGATTTTCATATGTCTTACTTTCAACCAAATTAGTTGAACCTTTAGTTGGTGTTCTATCAATATTTTCAACGATAGATTCTTTAACCATTGGTTTAACAACTGAACCTAATTCATCTTTAATAGTTTGATAAAGATTTTTAGATTCTTTGATTGTTTCGACGTTGTCAAAACGTCTCATGATATTTATTTTTTCTGATTTTGTTGTAGTATGTTCAGTAAACAATCTTGTAGCGTAAGCCAAGTTTGAATTAAATACTGCAACTTCATTTAATTTATCTCTGAAGATATTAAGAGCTTTTCTATACTCTTCATTTTTTTCTCTTAATCTTTCAACCTCCTCAGCAAGAGCTTGATTTGGAATTACTTTCATTTTAGGTAAACCTTTTCTTTCAGCGTAATTTCTAGTTCCATTACCTAATGTTCTAGCAGCTTCTTTAGTTTCCTCTTTTTCGTAATCTTTGTAATGACCACCTTTTTCACCAACTTTCTTTTCAACACCATCAACATCCTTACGTCTGTATTCGTGTTTTTTAGAACCATACTTATCTTTCATTTCAGCTTCAGTGTATTCAAACTTTTTAGGTTTCAAATTCATACCAACTCCTTTAGCCATACCTTTTGGTTCAATAGCCGATTCTTTGGTTTCCATTTTTCTACCTTCTTTATATTCAAATTTAGCACTTCCGGTTTTAACACCTTTACCTACTACAGGTTTACTCATCATTGACCCTTCTTTAGTTTCCATTTTTTTAACTTTGTTAGTTAAAGAGGATTTAGTTAATTTACCCATAACTGGTTTAATTGTCATTTTACCTTCAAACATGCTTTCATCACCACTATAATCATTCATGCTTTTATCATCACTATCATCATCCATGTAATCATCCATTTCTATTTCATACACTACTTCATCCTCATCAACAACACCATCCTCATTATCATCACCATAATCATCCGGTTGTTCGTAAATGTTCATCTCTTCACCGAAAATATCAGCCATCATAGAATCTAAATCCTCGTCTGATAATTCTTCTTCTCCATCCATTTCTTGCATAGGTTCGTTTTCCATGTAACTTTCAGTTTGAATAATGTATTCAACATCTTCGTCTTCATCACTCAAAGTAATTTGGTCGCCATCTTGTTTAACAATGATACCATCTTCATCACTCATAGATTTAAAAACCTTTAAGATTTCATCATCAGATGCGTTTGTAAGGTCAATTGGTAGTGTATCATCAGAATCCATATCAAAGTCCATCTCAAGTCCATCTTCCGATTCATCATCGTCAGAATCCATATCAAAGTCCATTTCAACATCATCCATGTTTTCATCATCAGAATCCATATCAATATCCATTTCTAAATCATCTTCCGATTGTTCATCCATTTCAACTTCTTTTGATTCTTCTTCAGCCTCATTTTTCAAAGACTCTTTTACTAATTCTGAGATTTCTTCCTTCATTGTAGAAGCAAGTATTCCTTTTGCATTTTCGGCAACTACTTGTTCCAAATTTCTCATTTGTAGTAGTGCTTCCTCAACTAACGACTTTTTTTCTGTCATATTATTATAGAATAATTTAACATATAAATATATCCATATGTTAAAAAATTCTGTTTGGGCTTAGTAAAAACCCTAAATAAATAAAAAACCCCTCGGTTATGAGGGGTTTTTATTAATCTTGAATAACTTCGTCTATTTTACTTTCGGAGACCGCTGTGATTCTCCAATCATGTTGAAACCCAGTATATCGGGATGTTACCTTGGCTTCAACATCAGTTACAGAGTAACCTTTAACCAATTTTTCCTCTCGGATTTTTTTTAATTTTCCTGTATTTTCATCAGGTAAATCGTACTGTACTTTTGCTACAAAATATTTCTCGTCCATGTTTTTTTAAATTATTTGTCTAAATAATGATTTAATTTTTTTAATAAGTCAATAGAGCGATTCATTTTTGTTCCACTTTCTTGTTCTATAGGAGATGTTCTTAAAACTTTTTCTTCTTCTAAATTTTCTTCAAATTTGTTTCTATCATCAGGATTTGTAAATAAGTAAGCGCCTGGTGTAGATGGTGAAGATACCAAATCAAAACAAATTAATTCAAAATCCCCCTGTACTTCATTCTGTTCACCGTTCTTCTTTAAAGAACCAACTCCACGTGAAGATATACCCAAAGTAACACCTTGTCTTAACAAGTTTGCTGCTTGGTCACCCTTTGTAGATACAATCCCTCTCTCATGGAATCCTGGTGATGTTAGAAGACGTAACTTACCCATAAGGATATGTCCGTCCCACCAAATGTCATTAATGATGTGAGACACACGGTCAAGGTCAATTAATGATGATTCAGGGTGATTTAATTCTGAAAGAGATGTTCCTTTTTCAATCATCTTTTTATAATTGTCAGATTCACGTTTTAAGATTCTTTCAGGGTACACTCTACCATTACGGTTTGGTGTGTTGTATTTTTGAAGTACGGCATAGAATTCAAAAGGTTTTGAATAATCCAAGAAATTCTTGTGATTTTCTTCAAGCATCTTTTTATTAAACTCATGAGATGGTGACACATATCCTGCGTCCATTTCAATCAATATTCCTTTACCTGTGTCGGTAGGTCCTAATATTTTCATACGTATGTTTTAGTAATAAATACTAAGATGCTTCTTCTTTGCTCTTTTTAGATAGTGTAAAATCAAAATACTCGTTCTTTTTGAAGTTTTCAATATAAATTTCTTTAGCAATTCTTTTTAATTTATCTTTAAGAATTGTATCTTTGAAATCTACTTCTTGTGATAAGAATAAGGTAATTTCCAAATTCATAAAACTTTTCTTACCATAAACAATTCCGCTAGTCCTCAAATCTAAATCAACAATATAGTTGTCTTTAAAAAATGTTGGGTCTAATATTTCAAATATTGTATGTTTTATCTGTCTACTAAAATTTGACACTATTCTTTCCCAATTGTCATAACTTTGTTTTGGTGAAACCCAACTTTGTAGATTAAGATAAACCGATTTAAAATTTTTGGAATCAACTGTTCCATAACTCACTTTT